TTAATGGCACAAACCGTCCACATCACCGCTGAGCCTGTTGTCCTTGAAGGTTACCAGGCTATTCTCAAGCCCAGCAAGTTTGGTTACTCGCTTGGTGCACTGATTGATGAGAAGCTTGTTGAAGTCCTGGAGCAAGATCGCACCGAGACTATCAAATGGGCTGAATCTAAACTGAAGAACCCTAAGCGTTCTACTCTTAAGCCTGAGCCTTGGGAGGAAGTGTCTGAGGGTAAGTACAAGGTTAAGTTCTCCTGGAATGAGGAGACCCGTCCGCCTGTGGTTGACACTGAAGGCACTCCTATTACTGATGATTCACTGCCTTTGTACAGTGGGTCTAAAGTTAAGCTGGCATTCCGTCAGAAGCCCTACATTCTGCGTGACGGCATTACCTACGGTACTAGCCTGAAGCTTGTAGGCATTCAGGTCGTAGCTCTCAACAGCTCTGCTGGTGTAGATGCAGGCGACATGGGTGACACTGAGGTTGCTGCCCTGTTTGGTCAAACCAAAGGGTTCAAGTCCAGTGATCCTGTTGTAACTCCGTCTGCTGATGTAGCAGAAGATGATGACTTTTGATGTACAGATCAGGCTTAGAGGGTAAGGTCGCTGACCTACTCTCTAGCTTGAAAGTTAAATACGAATACGAATCACGCAAACTCGCTTACGTTCTTGAATGCAACTACATCCCAGACTTTCTTTTGCCGAATGGTATCTTTCTAGAAGTGAAAGGACGCCTGACAAGCGAGGATCGCCGCAAGATGAAGGCAGTAAAGAAGAGCAATCCCGAATTAGATATTCGCTTCGTCTTTCAAGCACCCTTGTAAAGAAGAGCAATCCCGAATTAGATATTCGCTTCGTCTTTCAAGCACCCTTTAACAAGATCTACAAAGGATCTAAAACCACCTATGCGAAGTGGTGTGAAAAGCACGGCTTCCCATGGTGTTCATACCAATCCATCCCAATCTCATGGCTAACCTAAAGTACGGCACACCTGAATTTTACGCAGAAGGTTTCGCTGATTACCTAGCTGACGTTGATGCAGACAACCCCGCAACCATTGATAATTTGATGAAGGGTTTCTACCTAGCACTTGACGACTGGTTTAACTATCACGAACAACAAGCTAATGCATACGCACAACTCCGACAGCGAGTTCGTGAGGCACTTACCATGTGACAACTGTGGCTCATCAGATGCAAACTCTTTGTATTCTGATGGGCACACTTTTTGCTTTTCATGCAATTCGTACGGTCACACCGAAGAAGTTGTTCACAATCATAAAATGACCACCAATGTACAATTACGTGGCTCAGCCGAACGGCTGCAGAAACGACGAATCTCCGAAAAAGTCTGTCAAAAATACAGAATCCACAAAGACGGAGACGTTCTACGCTTCTATTATTTCAGCGAGTCTGGAGTACTTGAAGGATGTAAAGTAAAGACTAAAGACAAAGTATTCACCTATGAAGGCAATGTCCCAGGCACACTCTTTGGACAACACTTATTTCCCGCCACTGGAAAACGAGTCGTCATTACAGAAGGCGAACTCGATGCGGCTAGTTGTCAGGAAGCTATGCCGGGGTGGCCGATGGTTTCTTTACCTAGCGGTGCCGCAGCGGCCAGGAAGTCGATTCAAAGGGCTATCCCCTGGCTCCAGGGTTATGAGGAGATTGTCCTGTTCTTCGACAATGACGAGGCTGGCTGTAAGGCGGCGGAGGATGCAGCAAGCGTCCTGCCACCTGGGAAGACGAAGATTGCACGACTGGAGGTATATAAGGATGCTTCAGACGCGCTACAGGCAAACGATCCGCAACTGATTCGTGAGGCTATTTGGAACGCCATACCGTACCGTCCTGACGGCATTGTAGATGGCAAATCATTACTTGAGCTTGTAACTACACCGTCACCTCCGGCAGATCATGACTACCCATTCCAAGGATTACAAAACAAGTTACACGGGATCCGGTATGGAGAGCTTGTCACGATTACTGCTGGCTCTGGGATCGGGAAGTCCAGTTTCTGTCGTGAACTCGCAACTAACCTTCTCAATAAAGGCGAACGGGTCGGTTACTTGGCGCTTGAAGAATCCAACCGTCGAACAGCACTCGGGCTGATGTCCGCTGCTGTAGGCAAATCCCTACACCTAGGAGAACACGATCGTTCTACACTGACTGATGCATACGAGAAGACTCTTGCTGATTGGAATCTTTATTTATTCGATGGGTTTGGTTCTTTTGACCCGGACCTGATCTACAACCGTATTGAGTATCTGGCAACAGGTCTTGATGCAAAGGTCATTTTCCTAGATCACCTGTCTATCCTGCTTAGCGGCTTGGATGGAGATGAGCGACGGATGATTGACACAACCATGACAAAGCTACGTTCACTTGTTGAGCGTACTGGAGTCGCAATGTTTCTCGTCTCCCACCTCAGGCGAACGTCATCTGATACGAACCATGAGGAAGGAGCACGTGTTACACTTGGACAGCTGCGCGGAAGTGCGGCAATTGCACAACTCTCTGACGGAGTTATTGCACTCGAACGCGACCAACAGACCACAACTGGAAACAGTAATACAACAGTGCGAGTCCTTAAGAATCGCTATTCTGGCGAAGTTGGCGTCGCGTGTAATCTGAGCTACGATTTATCCACCTGTAAATTCAATGAAACTCAACCCGAACCAGAGTTCGATGCAACCACTGACTTTTAAGCGTCCGAACCCACCTACTCCCGAAGCAGTTGCGAAGGCACAGTTCATCGACAAAACGTATCAATGGAAGGGCGCTGCTTCAAACAAGCAATGACTACCCTAATTTTTGACTTAGAAACAAACGGATTATTGTATGATCTTACCCGTATCCACTGTTTGGTCATCTATGATTACGAGGCTGATCAAACCCTTGTTTACAATGACGAGGGTAACAAAGAACCAATTGTCCGTGGAATCTCCCGACTAGAAGAATCTGACTGCATTGTTGGTCACAACATCATTGGTTATGACATACCAGCGATACAGAAGCTGTACTCCTGGTTTGAACCTCCTGGTGTCGTGATGGATACGCTGCTTCTGTCACGTCTTTATCACGCTGACCTGCTGACTGTTGACAAGAAACGTAATTGGAAACACATGCCACTCCAGATGTACGGACGACACAGCCTTGAAGCTTATGGCTATCGGCTTGGCGAGTACAAAGGATCATTCTCCAAGACTACTGATTGGAAGGAATGGTCACAAGAGATGGAGGACTACTGTGTCCAAGACGTTGTTGTTACCAAAAAACTATGCAAACACTTCCACCCCTACCTGACTGGCTCTCGTTAGAGCACAAGGTAGCACAAATACTCACCCAACAAGAACTACATGGATGGTACTTCGATGAGAGGCAAGCGTATGAGCTTGAATCTACTTTGCGAGATGAACTGGAAACTATTACAGGATCACTACGAGCAAGGCATCCTCTCATTGCAGGATCGGAATTTACTCCTAAGCGAAATAACAAAACTTCTGGTTACGTTGAGGGATGCCCCTTTACTCGACTCAAAGAGTTCAACCCCACAAGTAGAGACCACATTGCTTGGGTAATGCAACAGCACTACGGCTGGGAACCTACACAGTTCACAGACAAAGGTAAGCCTGTTATTGATGAAGTAGTTCTTAAGGATATTGGTACGCCAATCTCCCTTCAGTTCTTCCGTTGTTTGGAGCTAACAAAATCGCTTGGCATGTTGTCGGAAGGCGTCAATGCTTGGTTGAAGTTAGTAAGAAACAACCGTATTCATCACCACTGTTCAGTTGCCACTAACACTTTTAGATGCGCTCACCGTAAACCAAACTTAGCTCAAGTCCCTAGTGATGCAGAATTTCGACGACTCTTCCGAGCATCGCCTACCTTGGTTATGGTCGGCGCTGATCTTGCTGGTATTGAACTCCGCATGTTGGCTCATTATCTGGCAAGGTATGACGAAGGTCGTTATGCCGACATTCTCCTACACGGTGACATACACCAAGAAAATGCTGACAAGATCGGCATCTCTCGTAAACAAGTAAAGACTGTAACTTATGCCTTTTTATACGGGGCTGGCGATGCCAAGCTGGGAAGAAGCTATGATCCTCAACTCTCAGAAAAAGATGCAAAGAAAAAAGGTAAGGAGATACGTCAAGCTTACATGGATGCAGTACCGGGACTTGAGAAACTGGTTTCTGCGGTTAAGTCCAAAGCGGAATCTGGTTACATCAATTTGTGTGACTCTCGCCGCTGCTCTGTTGATGGTAGCCACAAAGCCCTCAACTATCTCCTACAAGGATCCGCTGGTGTAATTGCCAAGCGATGGATGCTTATCAACCACGACAACACCCAAGAGCTATGCTGCTCACAACT